CGACTTGTTCAACAATGTACGTCTTATTGTGAGTGAAGGTATATACAAGGGTGGCCCTCTAGAGACGGTTGGGGGCGACAATCTAAAGAAAGAGGATGGTCGTCTTGTAGTATATCAAGTTATTGACAGAGAAGGCAAGATAGATCACAGTGCGACATTTGATATTGCAGAGTATTGGAAAGACTATTGTTTTTATGAAAAGCTTACACTCGACTATGACATCTACAATCCAGATGGTTCGTTGACATCTCAGATTGTTGTTGAGATGCCCGAAGTGACTGAATCATTTGACCTAAACTTTGGGTTGGGTATCTCTACCATTTATAATGGAAAACAACTGTCTGGCGGAGAATTAATCGAAGTTAAGTTAGATTAAATCGTATAAATAGATACAAGGTTATTTAAGAGACTACTATGGCAATCACAAGATCATTATCGATAGAAGACAGGAATTTAGAAGCGTCCTCTACCGTACAGGCAACTAAGAACAGAGAGTATTCAGATCTGGATCTGTCATTGGCCGTGTCTCCGACAACCAAAGACGTATTCCGAAAACGTAATGTCGAATCTGTTAAGTTCGCAGTTAAGAATTTATTACTGACCAATCAGGGAGAGAAACCATTCAATCCCTATTGTGGCGGTAACCTATACAATTTCCTGTTTGAACTGGCAGATCCTGCGACAGAAAAAAACATCATTCGTGAAATCAGAAACGTGATCGAAGTGTATGAACCCCGTGTTGACGTACCCTCTTTGAGAGTAGTTGTTAACATGCAACCGGATGACAATGCAGTGGAAGTTACGGTTATCTTTAAGATAATCAACACTGGAGAACTCGTAGAATTTACTACCGTATTAAGTAGGTTAAGATAAATGGCGACAACGATAAAATCAACAGCACTAGATTTTCAGGCAATCAAGAACAACCTGAAGATCTACCTAGAACAACAACAAGAGTTCAAGGACTACAACTTCGAAGCGTCCGGTCTATCTAATATACTGGACGTACTGGCATACAATACGCATATGAATGCATTGACTGCCAACTTCGCCTTGAACGAATCATTCCTTGGAACGGCCCAACTACGTAGTTCGTTGGTATCCTTGTCCGAAGGTATCGGTTATGTTCCGGATAGTAAGAACGCATCAAAGGCATTTATCAAGATGTCATTGAACCTATCTGGTATTGTTGACCGTAGTCCACGAATATCTATCGCAGCTGGTTACAGGTTTGTAAGTACAGTTGATAGTCTTGAGTTTACTTTCCAGACATCCGAAGCAATATCTGCGTCAGACGATGGTTTTGGTTTCTACGAGTTCAAACAAAATAACGGTTCTAACATCATTCCTATTAAGGAAGGTCGTGCAAAGACTAAGACATTTATCTCAGGCGATAATACTGAAAACATCACATACATCATTCCAGACGAGAACTTAGATCTCAGTACTGCGGTAGTTAAGGTACATCCTAGTTCAACATCATTGGACTTTACCGCATATAAAAACATTTTGAATACAAGCGTCATTGATACTGATTCGACCATATACATCATGAAGGAGATGCCTAACGGTTTCTTTGAATTGACGTTCGGTAACGGTACGACTCTAGGTAGAACCCCAGCGCCAGGCAACAAGATTGTCGTGGAATATCTCTCCACACAGGGCCCAAGTTCAAACTTCGCAGAAACATTCGAACCAGTTAACGCTATTCAGATCAATGCGAATACCGAATTAGTACCTACAATAACCACCGAATCAGTTTCTTCTGGCGGTGCGGAGAAAGAATCTTTAGAATCGATTCGTAAGAACGCACCTTTCCAGTATGCATCTCAGAACAGAATGGTAACACATTCGGATTACTCCGCTCTTGTGTTACGTAACTTCTCTTCTTTGATTAGGGATATCAAGTCTTGGGGTGGAGAAGATAACATTGTTAAGGAGTATGGCGCAGTCTTTATGTCTGTTCTCTTTAACTCTGAAATCCCCGAAGTTACTGTCGAGTCAACAAAACAGTCCATCTTAGACTTAGCGTCTCAGTTGTCCATCGCATCATTTGACTTGAAGTTTGCTGATCCAGTTAGAACTGGTATTGAACTCGATACTAAGTTCCAGTTTAACGAACGATTAACTTCACTGACACTGAACACTATTAAGTCACAAGTAGAAGACGTAACACGTCAATACTTTACTCAGAATACTGGTAAGTTTGATCAGTCGTTTAGACGATCTAATCTACTGACTTTGATTGATGATATATCTCCGGCTATCCTGTCTTCACGTTCGGCCGTCAAGATGCAACAGAGTATTACTCCGATACTGGGTAGAATACAGAATCACACTCTGAAGTTTCCAGTAATGATCGAAGAGTTTGACGATGAAGAGTATATCATAACATCAACTAACTTTGTACTTCAAAACATCAACTGTTCGATTCGAAACAAGTTGAACTCCAATGTGTTACAGGTCATTGATCTTAATGACAACAGAGTATTGGTTGATAACGTAGGATCGTTTGACGTGAACGGTGTTGTTTCTTTTGTAGGACTTCAGATCGATAGTATCACGGGTGGTCAGACCACAGTTAAAATCTCTGCACTCCCCGCTAATCAGTCTGCGATTACTCCACAAAGAAACGATGTCCTCAGTTATGACGAATCTAGATCACAAACAACTGGCATCATAACGACAGCGACTAACTAATGGCCGGACACGCAGACAAGACATTCGATGACTTAAACCGTAGGGAGATAAATCTACGACATTATAAGATTGAGGAAGTACTTCCCGATCATATATGTGCTAGTTTTCCTAAGTTAGTAACTTTGTTAACAAAGTACTATAAATTTGAAGAAGAAGAGATTTCTCCGACTACGTTACTCAATGAGTTATTCTTAATCAAGGATATCACGCAGACTGATATAGATCTGTTATCTTTTGTTGAAGATGAGTTGTTGTTAGGTCAATCTTATTTCGAAGGATTTGCGGATAAGAGAGAGGCTGCAAAGTACTCTAATACTCTGTATCGTTCTAAAGGTACTAAGTACTCTATTCAACAGTTCTTCCGAACGTTCTTTAACATTGATCCCGATATCGTTTACACTAAGAAGAATGTGTTTACGTTAAACGCTTCGGAGATCGGTGCATCCTCGCAGAGGTATATAACAGACGATAAACTGTATCAGAACTATGCGATACAGATTAAAAGTGAACTGGCAATCTCCAAGTGGAAAGAGGTGTATAAGTTGTTTGTACACCCTGCTGGTATGTATTTGGGTTCTCAAGTACAGTTGGTAGGATCGGTCGATTTGGATATTGAGAATCAACCATTTCCTGGCACACTGGATCTACCACCGAAAGAAATCGAGGGTATTGCTACTATGAGACATCCAGAAGGTTATGCACAACACACCGCACTATTCGATGTGGCAATCAATCCAGATGGAGACGAGATGATATTCAGAACAACTATGGGAAGTCCATCGTCTTATCCACAGGGTGGTAATGACATTAAGGATGTTGGAGAAATCACTATCGGTGAGGTACATGGGTTACAGAGTAACATATTAGAGTACTTAGAACCCAACTCACCAACATTCGATGAAGATACCGATGACAGTGGATCAGCTATGGGTCTGTCTAGTCTAGAGACCATCGACCAAGAACAATTCACTTGGCGAAATGTTGAAAGAACGGATGGTAACAACCCAGCGGTAGGACAAGTAGGTGATTCGGACGGAGAAATAACTCTGGACGAACTGCTATAAAACGTATAAATAGAAGTATCAATCTTTAGGTAGAAAAGACTAATGACAAGACAAGTATTAAACAGAGGAACAGTTGCTAACGATGGTACGGGTGATACACTACGTACTGCCGGTTTAAAGATCAACGCCAACTTCGTAGAACTCTACAAGTTTCTAGGTGGTGATAGTGATACCCTCTCCGGTGGTGTATCTTTCGTGGATGATGGTATCGTCTTTGAAGGAACAAGTTTAGATGATTTCGAGACTAAACTGACCGTAGTAAATCCAACTGCTGATCGTGTCTTGAGTCTTCCGGATGCGACAGGTGACTTCGTACTTACTACTGCGACTCAGACACTAACAAACAAAACACTTACTAGTCCCACTGTCTCTAGTTTAACACTAACTGACGCTGGTGGCAACCATTCTTTTAATTTAATTGCGTCTGACATTGCGTCTAACAGAAACGTAACTCTACCTGTATTGGGCAGTAATGACGAGTTCACGTTCAATGGTCATACTCAGACTTTGACTAACAAGACTCTGATCGATCCATTAATTGAAACTTTCCGTATCGGAACCAATCTTCAGGATAGTGCCGGTAACGAACTGATTACATTCTCTCCAGACAATAATGCGATAAACAATATCAGTATTGGTAACGCTTCGCACCTTCTTCATCCAGAGATTCGATCAGTAGGTTCTAACGCAGACATCAATTTAGAACTTCATTCTAAGGGTACTGGTGCAGTTGCAATCGAAACTAAGTTGGCACTCGGTACTCAGAATATAACGGCAACACCCGCAACAGTTGCATTATCTGCACCAATAACTTTCTTCAACATGGGTACTGCGGTCACTGCGACTATGGCTGACGGTACAGTAGATGGCGAAGTTAAACATCTAATAAATATCAATTCTGGTACAGCGACAGTTACTATTACCAACAACGCCGCATCCAGAGACACATTAACAATAGCTTCCGGACAGACTGTACAACTGATTTATAGTTTGTCCACCACAGAGTGGTATGTAGTAAGCTCAACCGCAACGATTTCATAGGACATATAGATGGCTGCCATAGTAACTGATAAAATTAAAAAACTCTTTCTAGAGGAATTGTTCGCGGACTTTGACTCCGGTTCTGTTCGATACTACGCTGGTATCGCTAGATCAGAATCTTGGAACGATAGTGACACTGCTATCATCCCACAGAATCGTGTTAGGGACGAACGTGACGCTCGACTGAACATGCAGTCTATCAAAAACATTACGGATAAGACATTCGCTGTTCCTCGTTATAACTGGTCTTCTGGTACACAGTATTCTGCATTTGATGATAACCATATCGGATATCCTCTACAACCTTTCTATGTTATGAACAGTAACCAAGAAGTATACGTCTGTTTACAACAAGGTAAAGATGCAGCTGGTGTGATTCAGAACTCTACCATTCAACCGACAGGTAATACTACGGGTACGCCTTTCCGTACTTCTGACGATTATGTCTGGAAGTTCTTGTACTCTATTGGTGCATTGAACGCATCCAAGTTTCTCTCTTCTGCCTATATGCCTGTACAGTTTGTTGATTCCGATACTGCTGCGTCTGTCGATGCGACTGCGGAACAAGTAGAACAACGTGCAGTAGAAGTTGCTGCGATTAAAGGTCAGATTGTTGGTGTACGAGTAACCGCAGGTGGTTCATCATATACATCGACTCCTACCGCATCTATTGTTGGTGACGGCACGGGTGCGATAATCACTCCAGTGATTTCAGGTAACTCACTAGTAAACTTAAAAATAAAAGAAGATTCGGCTGGTAACCTTTCTGGTAATAACCCACAGGGTTGGGCAACAGGTTCATACCGTGGTTCGGGTTATACTCGCGCCAATGTTGTGATTACTGGTGTAGGTGACGATGCAGCTGGTGTTGCGATACTTGGTTCATCCAATGGTTTAGGTGCGGATCCACGTGACGATCTACGTTCATCTGCGGTAATGTTTAACTCTAAGATTGACGGTTCGGAGAACGGCGACTTTATCTTAGGTACCAACACCTTCCGTCAAGTATGTCTGTTACGTAATCCTTTGATTGCTAACTATGACAGTGATGGTGCATTCTTTACCGAATCTACTGGATTGGGTATCGATAAGTTGGAACTGACTTCCACGAGTGGTACGTTTGTTGAAGATACTTACATCACAGACGCATCTGGTGCGAAGGCATACATAGATACAGTAGATTCAATTAACGGTTCAGCGCTTACTGCTAGACTGTTTATTCACCAGAACGAAGGTACCGGATTTACTGCATTTGATTCCGGAACTACCGTGACAGATCCGAGTGGTAATACTGGCACAATAAATAAGATATTAAAGGGAAGTTTTGATCCGATGACCGGAGAACTTCTTTACATAGATAATAGGGCCGCTGTAGATAGATCTGCGGAACAAATTGAAGACCTTAAAATCATCATACAACTCTAAGGGTAGTACTTAAAGATGCCGACTATTTACACAAAATCAAGCTTTCCATCCACGTACAAGGACGACTATGATAAGACTAAAAATTATCATCGTGTGTTGTTTAATAGTGGTAAGGCGCTTCAAGCCCGTGAACTTACTCAGATGCAGACTATTATTCAGTCTGAAATCTCTCAACTTGGGGGTAACATCTTTGAAGAAGGTGCTGCGATCACGCCAGGATCTTTCAAGGTAGATAATACTCTTGAATTTATCAAGATAAACCCATTAACACCATTCCCCTCAGATCCATCATTGTTGGAAGGTGTTGAGTTTTCGGTAAGTAACCTAAACCCTACAATTAAATTCCGTGTCATTCAGACTATCGCAGCAGTAAACGGTGACCCCGATACATTGTATGTCGAATATACGTCTGATTCAAACACTGGTGCCGTAGCTACTAGAGTTGGTTCTGGTAGTACCATTACAAGTACTACAGGTGGATTCACTTTCGAAGTACAGTCCATTAATACTTCTAATAACCCAGCAGTAGGTTTAGCATCAGAGATATCGGTTGACGAAGGCCACTTCTTTGTTCAGGGACGTGTTGTATATTGTCCACCGCAGAGTCTGATATTCGGTAAGTATAGTACTGACCAATCTAGTAGATTCGGATTCGTTATTGATCAAGAGATTGTTACTGTCGATGATGACATAACTTTATACGACAATCAAGGGGAGACCCCAAACCTAACATCGCCTGGCGCTGACCGTTATCGTATTACACTAACTCTTGCGGATGGTCGTGTCACAACAGTTGCCGAGAACTTCATTCAGGTAATCGAAGTTTTGGGCGGAAGTATTGTTAGTGCGGTAACTCCTAACTCTGGTTTCAAGTCTATCAAAGAAGAGATGGCGACACGTACTCGTGAAACTGCGGGTGACTACGTTAAACGTTATTTCCGTGCAGCGTTCGAACCCAACAATCTCACCACAATGAAGTTGAAGGTCACGCCAGGAACTGCATATGTTCAGGGTTATCGTATCAACAAGGACGCTGAGTCCACAATCATTGTTAAGAAACCCCTACAGACATTATCTAGAAACAACGATTCGATTACTGTCAACTATGGTAACTACTTCATAGTAGATTCACCTACTAGTCAGGGTATGGCTGACTTCGAGAATGTTCAGGAACTAAAACTCTTTGATGCAGTAGGTGGTAGTGGTAACATTATTGGTACTACACGTGTACGTGCGGTTAGTCCAGTAAGCGACAGTCGTCTAAACTTATATGTTTTCAATACAAGAATCTCCGATGCAACCAAGAGTGTTCGTGACATACGTTCAATCGGTACTGGTAGTGGTGCTGGGGATGTATTTTATAACCTAATTCTTTCTGCTGGTCTAGGTACAAATAGAAACGCACGTGCTGCATTACAACAATCAGACAAACGTCCACTGTTATTTGATACGCCTATCTCACGTCCTAAAATCTTTAGTGACATCTCACTTACTGTTGCTAAACGTAAGGTTGTCACGTCAGATGGATCTGGTAACGTAACTATCAATGCTTCTAGTGGTAACGCACTAGACAATGCAGGATCGTGGATAATATCGAATGCAACTGACGCACAAATTCAAGATGCAATTATTTCGTTTGGTGCGTCTTCTACCAGTATTAGTGGCCTAGCTAATAATCAGGTTGTCACTATACAATATTTCGAGAAAATATCTAACGCTCAACAACGAGTTAAAACTCTAACGCCCGTAACCGATACGTTTAATTTAGAGGAAGATAGTGCCGGTGTCCAATCAATAAACTTGAGAAAGACTGACATCTATAGTATCGATGGTGTGAGAGAAGATAGTGCCGGTGGTAAAAATATTCTAAACCTATTCCGTGTAGATTACGGTCAACGTGATACTCACTATGATTTAGGTAGACTACTCTATAATGGATCAGGACTTGATTCTGCGGGACAAAATGTTTATGTTTCCTTCAAACACTTCCAGCATGCCAATGGTGATGGTGAGTTCTTTGGAGTAAACTCATATGATGGTACCGTTGATTACTCAAACATTCCGGTACATAGAACTGAGAAAGGTCGTTTGGTTAACCTACGAGACGTTTTAGATTTCCGTCCTTCGGTTGACTCTAACGGCGACTTCGGTTCTAGTTCTCTAATATTTGGTCTACCCGCAAGCAATAATCTTGTTAACGCTGACGCAGAATACTACATGCCACGTCTAGACAAACTAGTATTGTCTAAGAGTGGTGAGTTACGTTACATCCAAGGTGTGTCATCAATGATGCCTAAGTTCCCATCTACTCCGGTAGATTGTATTGATCTCTATAAGATCGAACTTGGTGCAAACACATTACACACTAAAGATCTTAAAACCACTATCATTCCAAGACGTGGATACACGATGGAAGATATCGGTAAACTAGACAAACGTGTAGATCGTCTAGAACAGGCAACCACGCTTTCTTTGTTAGAACTTAATGCGACTAACGAAAGATTGTTTGACTCCGATGGTAACGAACGTATCCACACTGGTTTCTTCGTAGATAACTTTAAGAACCAGAAGTTCATGGATACCAAGAGTATAGAACACCGTGCGTCACATGATCCCACAAAGGGAATCATCCGTCCTGGCTATACTTGTGATACTGTCGAGATGTTATTCGATTCGAGTCATAGTACTAGTAATCGTATGGTTCAGAAAGGTGATAACCTTTATTTGGATCACACTGAAGTACAATACTTCGCACAGAACATGGCATCACAGACAATTAATGTCAACCCATTCCATGTTGAAAAGACTTATGGCGACTTAGTACTGTCTCCATCTAAAGATACTTGGAAAGCGTTCAAACAAGATGCGCCACTTGTCATTGATGGTGGTACAGAGTTTGACGCATCTCAAGCACTTCTTTGGAATGAACAAGAATATGCATGGGGTGGTACTAATGTAAACGACCTACGTGTCGGGATGACAACTGATCCATTGGTTTCGGTCACTTCAAACACAACACAGACAGGTGAGTCTACCCGTCAGACAGGTGAAGATGTTTCGGTCGATCATGGTGATTGGGTAGAAACAGGTTCAACGTCAACTAGTGAGGTGATCGGTGGCGGCGTTGAAGTTCTTTCACGAGACCATAACCAAGTTGCAGGCGACTTTGTTGTCGCAACTACAGTATCAGAAGGTGCGTATACGGGTCAAACGATTACTAAACTTGAACCACCGTCTGGGTCTACTTTCGCGAATGGAAGTTCTGCGATTGAGGCAAAGGTCAAGGATGAAATCGTCATTACTGCTACCCAAGCTTGGGGTAGAGTTTTCCGATGTGGTGCTCACAAAGATATCGCAGACCTGTACAAACAGAATGCTGGCGGTGGTGCTTGGACACTAATTACTAACTTCACTACATCAATAAGTAGTGGACAGAAGGTAAAACTGGTAGGTAAAAAGACTGGTTCGTGTCACTTATACTTCAAAAACAATTCTGGTACTGGTCAAGGTGCATCTACGAACAGTAACGATGGTGTACACACTGTAACATTTGGTCTTGGTGGCGTAGTTACTTCAACTACTACTGACGTATACCAAACAGTTACAGATACCGTAACAACTTCACACCGTGATGTTAGTACAGTTGAGACTGTTACCAATACTAGTTACGAAAGAACTAATACTGTAACTACTGAAACAGAGACTGAGACTACTGCGGAATTTACTACCACTACCGATACCACATCTACTGTGAACCGTATCGCTAGTGAAAGTGTTCTTACTGAGGTTGTCGATAATCGTGAATTACAAATCATTCACGTACCGTTTATGCGTTCACGTAAAGTATCGTTCAAGGCGACTAACTTACGTCCGAACACTCGTTACTTCCCATTCTTCAATAATACGGATGTGAGAGATTTCTGTAAACCGAAGACATTCTACAAGTCATCGACTTATCCCGACCCCGATTACGATATTGCGGATGACGGATCTAACATGGTTACTCAGATTGACATTCCGCCTGGCCTAGGACACTCCGAAGGTTCAGGAGAACTGATCTCTAACTCTAACGGTATCATTGAAGGTGAATTTGAGATTCCAAAC